CTCTAATTTAATAGAGGCATTTGTGATACCTTTAGTACCAACTTCTGTTAGAGCCATTAGGTTGATATCTCCTCTATAATAAATCCTGTTTTACAGGCATCAGCTGAATATAAAGTAGTTGCCAGACCAGAAGTATACCAAGCATAATTTATACAATTACCTCCACCAAATCTAATTGAAAAGGTTTTCTGAGTTGTACCCCAAGATGCCATCTTATACATCATTGTTACTGGACTATTATGTTCAGTACTGGCTCCAACATTATAAAAACTTCTTACTTGTAAAGCATCGTCTGTACCAGATACAAATAATGCTGAAGTCATTGCATCTCCAACGTTTGAAGCTTCTGCCTGAGTGAAAGTGCAAGATATATAAAGATCACAACTAGCAGTACTAGGAGTATAATTCCCACTCCATGCTTCTGCACCTTCAGTTATTTGTGGCACAGTATCATCATTAGGAAAATATGATTGAGTGAAACTTGCTCGAGGAATTTCAAGATATGTTTTTCTGATAACAACACCTGAATCAGAAGCCCATTCAAGTTCTGCGTTTGTTGCAGAATGATTAGCACTCTTAACCTTGAGTGCTTGACCAGCCGACCCAGTATCAGCGGGTAACTTTAAAACTGTATTAGCACTGCTACTTGGTGGCCCAGCTATTGCTGCTGAACCTCCATTTTGTGCTGCTGCAATCTTTACTTCCGCCATTAGGGTTTCGGATACTTGTCTTTGGTGGCCTTAATGCTGGCTTTCCAGCCATCAATACCATTATGGTATATGTCATCCAACTGGTCAGCAATAGGAGGGTATTCGGCTGCTCTATCTCTTTGGTATTTAGTTGCAGCTAGTTCATTATTTATTGCTGTTCTTGCAGCATCTATCTCTGATTGAACTAAATTGATTTTATTCTTGTCCTTATCTAAAGCACCTTCTTCTGAAATAGAATGAGCCTTTGGATAAGCCCTATAAATTGCTTCGTGATCTAATGCCATTATACTGCTACCTCCATAATAGTTAGAGTAGATATGGCAGAAGAAGACCAATCTTGATCACCAGAAGTTTGCTGTGAATTAGTGTTCACATATGTTGTATGGGCATTGGAGTTTTCTGCAATGTTGCCAAAATAAACCTTATAAGTAAGAGCTACTGAAGATTGAGGATCATCTAAATAAGTACCTGACAAACTAAAACCACCTTCATAATCTGTATATGAGCCAGCATTAGGATTAGCTGGGCACATTTTTGTAACCCGTCTTCTAATAGAACCGTCTTGATCTCCTGCGGCTGTCATAACTTCTGTACCTCCCGCTGGAGTTCTACTAATTCCTATGCCTGAATATCTAGTACTAGAATGTAAGGCTACATCATACATAATAAGAATTTTATTATTATTATCAGCAGGCGTTATAGTTAGGCTTAACCCGGTTATTAACGTTGCCCAAGTATGAAACTTGAGGCGATCATCTCCAGTGACATCAGAGGTGTCTGCTGTAGTTGACTGTTTATCTTTCTGAGATGCCGACTTAATTTGAAGTATTGTACCTTGTGTCCCTGCTACATCAGCAGCTAAATCTGCTTTCACTACAGAAGCATCAGGCAAACCACCTGCGGCTAAACCTCCAATCGTATTTGCAGACCCGTTGAAAACTAATGCCATAATCAGATACTAGCTGATAACCCAGCGACCCTCAACAGTAACGGTAGCATTATTTGTAATTGGGCCAACTGAATGGGCTCCTTCCGTAGCAGCTATCGTTACATCATCACTGATCGTCAAGGTATTGGTATACATCGTGCCATTTGCAGATGCACCTCCACCTAAAGCTGACCATGCTGCTGTTGATCCTTGGTATCCCTCGAAGCTATCAGAGTCTGTGTTGTAACGTATTTGACCTTTAGTTGCAGTAGGTCTTTGAGCTTCAGTTCCATTAGGAACTTTTACAGCTCCAGTAGTTACATACTCAGCACCCCAAGTTTTACTTTGCCATACTTTTGAGTTTCTACCGTTATATAATTTAGTTTGATCGTCAGCAGAGGCATCTGTTCCAATATAAAACCAATCACCAGACCAACCACCTATTGAGTTTCTACCCCAAATACCTTCACCCCAAAAGTCTGTCTGTATACCGGTAGTCTCTATTCTTAAGGCACTACCAACACTATAAATTATAGAAGCACCACTATCACTATTGTTTGTTTGCCTAAACTTTAGATAAGTCCAATCATCAAAACTTAAGCTATGTGCTGATTTATCCCAGACTATATTCCTTGTATTACTATCACCCGTTGTACCTATAACAGTAAGATCTCCTGTTGATCCATCTTCTGTGAGTGTTGTGAACGTACCTGCATCAGCCCAAGTTAGACCTCCACTTGTTCCACTCTGTTTCTGTAAGAACTGTCCATTAGTACCAGCATTACTTATATGAAGCTTTGCCTCACTAATACCTTCATCAGATACAGTCGCAACATTAACTGCTGAACCAAGAGTAATGATAAAGAAATCAGCTCCATTAGCAGGTGGAGCAGAGAAAAGAATCGAACTTCCATCTATTGCAAATCCTTCTGATGGTTGACCTGTACCTGTATTTGGTTTTTGAAGTACTCCGTTAACCGAACAAATTAATTGTTGAGCAAGAGTTGGTGGATTACTTAATACAAATCTGTAAGCAGTACCATCAAATGAAGCACTATTACCACCAGTACCATTATAAGAACTGAGAGTATTGATATTAAAACTACCAACGGATTGAACTTCTTTATATGCACTAGTCGTTGCGTCATATACCATCATCTTGTCTGTATCTTTCGCATATACCAAATCTCCTTCATCGTTATCACTTAAGCCTGTGATCGTATCTACAACTCTGTATCTTGCATTGAAGTCATTAATATCATCTGATAATTGTTTAACGTCACTCTCTTTTGCTAGCTGCTTGTGATAAACGTATCTATGAACAGCAGGTGTTCCACTTGTACTGTTTGTAATATCAGATGTGACTTGTAAACCTGTGTCATCTGTCAGTGTCGCTGCTGCATATTCTGAAGGAAAGCCTGTAATCCTTACATTCTTATTTGTACCAGCACCATTTGTAATGGTTATCTCATTAGAACTAGTCGTAAATCCTGATCCAACATCTTTAATACTGACGACTACACCTTGAGCTGGCTGTGTGGCAGGGAAATTAGTAGGCCCATTGATTGCAACAAAACCACCAACAGCGTTAACGATATTATTTACATGATCTGCTACAGCTTTTGATGTTGGAAATTCTGTATCGCTATTGGTAGTAAGAGAGGTGGCTTTTGTCATGCCACTTACTACGTTTAAGTTTCCAGTAGTAGAAGTAACTCCATCTAACTTATTTAGTTCTGCTGTTGTTGCAGTGATTCCAGTTAAGGTATTCAGCTCATTAGTAGAGAGAGTTGCACCATCAAGAACTGCGACCTCACCTGATGTAAGTAATGCAAGGTTGACTGCTGATCCTGACTGACAACTAGAAAGAGAAGTTAGATCTGCATCTAGTGGTTGCTTTCCATCTAACTGTGTCTGAATAGCAGAAGTAACTCCATCTACATAGTTCAGCTCAGTAGTAGAAAGAGTTGCTCCATCAACAAGTTGTACTTCAGCTTGAGTTAGATCAGCCAATGCAGCGGCTGTATCAGAACTCATAGTTGCTAGCTCTGTTAACTCAGCATCTAAAGGCTGCTTTGCATCTAGCTGTGTTTGAACATTAGAAGTAACACCATCGACATAATTAATTTCTGCTGTCGTTGCAGTAACTCCATCTAACTTATTTAATTCATCAGTAGTAACTGTTGCTCCATCTAGTATTTGAACTTCTGTACCAGTCAGGTCAGCAAGAGAAGAAGCTGTTCCTGAACTCATTGTTGCGAGTTCTGTTAACTCTGCATCTACTGGTTGAGTTGTTGTATCTACATAGTTCTTTGTTGCTGCATCCTGTGCTGCAATAGGATCTGTAACATTAGTTAAACGCTGATTATTTAAAGTTGGCTGACCAGTAGCAGGATCAATAGATATACCTTGCTTCTGTGTGTCATCTAGCTCTTGAGCATTATATAAATGCTGTAAGTTACTGGTATCTAAGTCTCCTGCTGTAAGAGTTGAGCCATCTGCATAATCAACAAGCACTCCTGTTAAAGGAGTAATCCTTCTAATCTCTACCTTAACTCCATTATCAGGGGCACTGGCTAAACGTGCAGTTGCTTTGTTGGGTTCAAACGTAAATGAGGTATTAACAAAGTTGACATATACCTTTACGTGATCCTCATTGATATAAGGAAAGGTGATGTTGAAATCGGTCTGTGACCCATCCCCTGTATAAGTATCGAGTGCGTAGGCCATAGGTTAATTACCTGTTGATTGAGGCTGCAAAGTCTTGAGCGTTTAGATCCATACTATCTCCTTGGTTGTATAGTGGCCCACTTCTTCTGAGTTCTTCTTTTTGTATATCTGCATCTTTTATACGTTGTTCTGGTATTTGAATCTCCATTCTATAAGGATTATTCGGATTAGTTCTAAACTCCTGTTTTGCATTGTGCTTATAGTCATTGATGATTTCCTGTATCTCATCTGATCTATCAAATCCTTCTAACGGATCTTTTCCGCTAGTTGGATGAACTTTATAATCTTGAGCTTGATAATCTTTTGATGTAATTCTTTGATATAAAGCTTCAGTTAAAGTTAATCCACCATACTTAGGATGTGGAAGAGTATAGATATATTCTTTATACTGCCTAAATGCAGGAGGACTTAATCTTACATTATTAAGCATAAAATCTGTAGGTCTTGGTGGTTCAAATATATCTCCAGCTCTATTTAATTTGATTAATTCATCATTAACAATTGCAGCTTTATATTCATAAGTTGCTTTTCCTTTTTGTTTTTGAATTTCTAATCGTGGATCAAAAGCATGACCCGTAGCTCCAATACCAAAATTACTAACAGCACCTTTTATTGTCCCAAAATAAGCACTTGTAAGTTGTGATAACCAAGGAGCATCATCCATTGGTAACTGGTCACTACCTAAGAATCCTTTATTTCTTATTGGCAAACCAGTAATCCAGTTTATTCTTGGAGGTAATGTTTTAGAAAATCCTGGGATAGTATTCTTAATCTCATCTAGTTGTTGTCTAAAAAAGCTACTTATATAATCCATCAAATTATCTCCTGCACTTTGCTCTCCTGATATATCTGTTGGTTTTAAATATATAATATTTCCTTGATTGTCTTCTGTTGTTACAAGCCCTCTATCAATTTCTTCAAAAGCTTCTATTGGGTTAACGCCTGAATCTATTTCTCTCTTATATGGATCTATAGCTCTACTAATTTCTCTTAAACGACTTGCTTCGGGAATGAAATTAGCAAGCAATCTTTGAACATATCTTTCTAGTTTTGTTCTTTCAGATGGCTCCATCTCCCTTCTACCTGGAAGATTCCCACGCATTAATCCAATTGCATCAATAAATTCAACAATACCTTTGTAATAAGTAGCACTAAATCTACCCAACATTACTTGAGCTGTTAACGACATAGAGAAGCCTGATACCAAATCAAATCTTTGTTCTTCAGACATATCTGCATATAACATTTTGTAATCTCCTAGTCCTCCAATAAAGGTTGCAGCAGGTTCAAAGCCTCTAAAACTATGCCATTTCCCATAACTAGGTTGACCATTTGCATCTCTTCCTCTCCATCGCCAAGACAAAGGAGGTCTCTCATTATCTGTCCATTCTTTCCTTAAACCTGGATCATTTGGTCCAAACCCTGTGAACTCAATAGGAAACTCTTCATCATTTAATACAGTCGTTGCAAAGCATGCTGTTGCAGCTAGTCCTACTGCTTGTTCTGTTTTCCATCTATTACGAAGGAAGTAATTTTCGTTAAAGAGATCTCGATAGAAAGTATCAACTGACATTGCAAAAGGAGTATGTCTAAGCCATTGCTTTGTTATATCTGCTGGTGATCTATTAAATGGTTGAATAAAACTTGCCCAAAAACCATGTTTACCAGCTTGAAATTTTCCCCAACGCATAGGAATTTGCGACCATAGAGAAGTTATAACAGGAGTTACATCACCTGGATCTGGAAGGCTTTTATTATTCTTTGCCTGATTTAAAACATTACCTTGAGTGAAGTTATTGTATCTTTTTTCAAGCCCTTGTAAATTTTCACCTTGTTGGTATAACTCAGCAAATTCAGCTATTTCTTTTTCATCAGTCATCCCTCTTGCTTTTGCTAATTCTTCTCCATATTGATAATTTCTACCTGGCATCCTTGCTCTTGTTTCATCAGTAAAAGTAAGTATCCTTCCTATTTGTATTGCCGCTTCATCTTTCATCAAAGCATCTGCAATCGTCTGACCATTTACAACAGCATCGAAAGTATAAAATTCAATCCTTCCATCAGCATATTTCCTTGCATAGTTCTGCAAATCAATTCCTTCTAAGCCTAATCTTCTACCTTTCTCTAATCCTTGTTCAACTCCAGTCACAAAAGCAAGGGCATTACCAGCAAGAGATTTAGTGAAAGTATCTAATGCTAATTGCCCTCTTATATTCCAAGTTCCTAATCTCCATAAAACATTGGCAACATTTAATCCAGGGTTCCCCTTTGCTTCTCTTGTAAATGGACTTGTATTTAGATCGAAAGATGGATGAGGATCAGCTAATTGATAAGCACGATCTCTTGCATAACCAGAATTGATATTCATCTCTGGAGCTAGATCTGTAGCAAATCCAGCTGTACGAATCTTGGGATCATATAAGGATTGACCTAGTTCAAATGCTTTTGCTCCCAACTTAAGAGAGCCATAGAAGACTCTTCTTAAATAGTCATATTGCATTAAAGCTAACTTTGCATGTTGAATATCTCCATGAGCAAGTGCATTTACACTCTGCAAAAGAGGTTCTACTCCTGTCCTTCCAATACCTGAGAACTGAACAGCCCATGTTCCAGCACCAGAAAGAATATTATTAACGTAGTAGTTAGCAAGACCTTTCCCAATTTTCTCATAGTCACTAATAGTCGGTGCATTTCTCATCCCTTTTGACTTAATATTTGCACCTATATAATCCTGAAGAGTCTTTATACCTTCTGGTGTATTTGTATTCATCGCATACATAATTAATTGATCGAAGAATCCTTCTGCTTCAGGAGTCCATTCTCCTGTTCTCATTGCTGTTAAAATTTCATCTGGGAGGTTAGAGACAACTGTTTCTGCTGGTACTTCTGCTGCTTCACTTAAAGCTGCAATCTTATTGAAATTTAGATCTGTTCGTTTAGTTGCTTCTGTCAACCCATCTGTAATTATCTCTGCTTGAGCCGACTGTAATAATTGACCTGCACTTCTAGTCCAAGTCTGATAAACCCTAGAAAATTGCAATGTTGTTTCTAAGTGCCGCATCATTTCTGATATTGCTTCTGCTTTATTAATAGAAGAATTATCTGTTGCTTGATAAACTAACCTCGCCCATTTTGCTGCTTGTTCACCTGCGAAATTTAATCCAAATCTTATTTTTAATAAGTTGGTAACATTCTCTACGTTGTTAGCAAATACTTCTGTTGCATCTACCAGTTTTTTATCAAATAGAATTTTATCTAAATTAATACCTTGCTCTTTAAATACTGATCCTAATTCTTGTGCAATTCTTTTTGGACTTACTGACCACATTCCTGTATCCATAATTCTATCGAACCGATGACTTATAGCATCAAGGATTACTTCAAAGTCTCCCCCTTCTTGACTTGAACCTGGATAGTATTCTCTCCCTTTCTTAGATCTAAGAGTAGTTACATCTTGCCATGCAGCTGGAGTATCTAATAGATCTGCTTCTCCAGAATTAATCTTTTCAAATGCTTCAATAACATCTTCGCTTAGACCTTCTACTTCTTCTTTTGTTCTCCTTCCACCAGCAGGTTCTTCTCCTAATCTAGCTTTCTCTTCATCATATATTCTTGCTTCTTGTTCATAAGAACCACGTGGATCATCTACATCAGTCCGTGCTTTAGGTTCATCTCTCATCCAATCCCATTCTTTATATGCTCTAGGGTCTTGTTCCTCAAGGATGTCTAATAGATCGTCTATTCGTTCAGCATCCTTTTCATTAATAGGATAAGGAGCTGCTTTATCTCCTTTCTCTGGGTATAGATAATCATCAAGTTTCTTTAAAACCTTCTCGTAAGTAGGATCTTCAAAACTTCTAATGAAATCAGAAAGATCTACTAATTCATCAGGAGTATATTTAATTCGAGCATCTACAGAAGTTCTAATTCCACTTCCAAATAAGATATCGTCAAAAGCTGATCTCTCTACAACTTCAATTCTTTTAGCACCAGTAATAATATCTACAGCATCAACCATTGCAGTTGCAGCTGCTACTTCTGGAAATCCAGGTTCAAAATAAGTTTCCATCGAATATTTTCTTAACTTCTTCTTATTCCTTCCTTTCAAATAATCATTAAATATTTTTTCTGTATTTGGGCCGCCTAAAGCTGCATGAATTTGCACCCAAAGTTCTTTAAAGAAAATACCAACATCTTGAAGAAGTCTTCTAAAACTTCCTTCAGGTGCACGTGCTTTCTTATTTATATGTAAGAAGAATTGATCTTTTAACATCTCTGCAAAATATTCATCCATCGAAACAAATTTATAATTTTCATTCGTATATTTGCCATTTCTAAAACCATCTAATATAGCTTGAGCTTCCTGATGAATCGCAAATTCCTCAAAAGTTTTCTGCATTCTTTTGCTTTCAGCAGTTTTCACAAAAGCATCCAGAACATCTTCTCTCGCTGGTTCAGCTCCAAGTTCTTCTTTCATTTTTAATCTCATTTCTTCTACTAATTCTTTACCTCGCAATACAAGTCCATCCCTTAACCTTCGAACTTGCTTCGCACTTAAAACCTTTCCATCTTTACCTTTAGGATCTTTAATCAATTTTTTTCTCATATCTTTGAGATATCTTTCTCTTGCACTTTTCCACTCTTTAGCATATCTTTTTAAATCTTTTGCAGGTAAATAACGAGATAAACTATGCCATAATTCGTGAACCATAGTATCACTAAAATCTCCTGTTGCAATTGTTCTCCTCTGTATTTCTATAAGCTTTCTTGCAAAATTAAAACTACCCTCTGCATCAATTTGTTTAAGACTTAATGCAACATCATCAAACAATTCTTCTCCCATTAATTCTATAAATTCATATACAGGTGCATAATCATCTCTTGTATAACGATGAATAGATTCTTCTCCTGTTAACTTATTTGTAAATTTGAAATCTTGTCCAACTAAACTTCTTAACTTAGCTTTTATTTTGTCAACACCTCTATAGTTTGCAAGACTAATTCCTTTTGCATCTGCTATTGACGGAAACCCTGGTTCTCCAGGTGTTCTCTGAGGTCTATTGGCTTTTAAGTTTTCAATAATTTCACTAACAGATCTACCTTCCATTACCATTGCCGCTACATTTTCATCTACTTTTCTTTTACGTGTATCTCCCCAAAACTCAACATCCTTAGCTTTCCAAGCAGGATCACCTGGCCCCCACCAGTAAGGAACATCTCCTGATTCAATGGCATCAGCCATTTCTTTAGCGTTTTGAGATGCTACATCTCTATATTCTGGATCGCCAGGTTCATAGGAATAAGTCTCATCATTCATTCTCCGTTCTGCTAATTCTCGGGTATAAGCATCATTTGTCGGATCAATAGTATTTTCTAATTCTTGTAGTCGTGCTTGTAAAGACTTATTAGTTCTATTCCATTTGTTCCAACGCTTATACGCTGGAGTATGTTTTCCATTAACGATACTTTGACCTTTACCTGGCTTTGGTGGTTCTGGGCCTAGCTCTTCAATCTGTTGTCTAATTGAATCAAGATCACCAGTAACAGTTTTAACTCCTCTTTTCTCTGCTACTAAACCTCTTCTTGTTCGCATCTCTTTCCAAACTCTATCTCTCTCAGCTGGTGGAAGATCAGCCCTCGCCTTATCGAAAGCTGCTCGATCCATTCTTGCAACTTTTCTATCATCACTAAGAGCCTTTTTAATTTCAGGAATCTTCTCTAATGCTGCTCCTGCTTGTATTGCTTCTTGTTTGATTCGTGCATAATTAGGACTATCCTTTGGAGTCTTCAGAAAAGTATTTAATTTAATTCTTGAATCAATTACTTTTACTGCTGATGCTGTAGATATAGCTCCACCAATCCCAAGATCAATAAAACCTCCCTCTAACGCATTCTTTAAACGACCTTTTAATCCTTCATCTTCTGGATTAGTTGCAAGCTGATTAACAAGAGGGATATGTTTTACGTTATTAAACCAAGTATCACTATTAGCGGCTAAGTCATATAAACGACCTTCATACTGATCGAATCCAGCAAAATCTATGAATGCTGCTCTAGGACTCGTTGCTGTTGCTGTCTTGATTCCAAACTTCGTAACATCTTGCAAAGTCCTTGGAGCAACAGGAGATTTTCCTACTGTTTTAAGAATCCCTCCTTTTAATTGTTGTGACTTAGCTCCTGCATAAGCAAGTGGTTTTGCTAAAGGAGTTGCTTTTAATCCCCAATTTGCAATACGTAATGCCTTACTTAGCATTACCCACTCAAGACCAAACTGAAGTATTGATGTTCCTATATCTTCAGCCATCCCACTACTCTCTAGTGGTTCTGGTTTCCAATCACCTAGTCCGAGTATTGGTTTATCAGGCTCTGCAAAGGAAGTTCCAACTGAAGCATCAACCCAAGGAGTAGCTGCTGCAATATCTCTAATTGTGTCGCTACCTTCCTGAACAGCATTAATTCCTGCATTGATAAACATACGAGGAACAGCTTTTGCTGTACCTATTGCAGCTTCCTTAAGATCAAAAGGTTCTGCATTCTCTCTACGTTCCTTGATTTCTCTACGCTGCTGGTCAACTGACGACTCAGTTCTATCTACCCATTCATATTTTTCTTCCTTAGTCTCAGGATCAATAACAAGTTGATACGACATTAGCTCTACGCAATATTAGACCTTCCGCCTATGGTACTGGAATCTTGGTTTTTAGGCTTCTTATATTGCTCAAGAAGTTTTATCAATTCTTTATTTCCTTTCATGCTTGTCCATAAATTTGGCCCACGATTAACAAGTAAAGCAATCGCTAATTTATCTTGTACTTCAGGAGTAAATTTCTCTGTTGGTTTAATTCCTGCTAACTCCATAGCATCTCTCAATCCCTCTCTTGTAAATTGATACCTTCCTGCGGCATGAATACCACCAGAGGCAAACCATTTCTTCCAACCTTCATCATTCATTGGATATGTTTTAGTGTCATAGCCACTATCCTGTATGTCTAAGATTTCTTGGATTGTCATATTAACTAATGTCTTACCCTTATTAGCTGGATGATCTCCATAAGTTCCACTAAAACCTAGAACTTTCTTACCTTCTTCAGCGCCTCCTTGGTTAAAGGCTTCATATCCACCACCAGTTACATCAACTGTTGACTCACCACTATGAATGAGATCTAGTATCTGTGTTTCTAATTCTTGTTTTGGATTAGGTAATACACCCTCTAAGTTTGTACCTGCTACTAATGTTCCTCTATCTAAGATTGAAGAGGCTTGTTCATTGTTTTTTTTTACGTCTTCAAATTGGAATTGGCTATTACGTTCATCAGGGAAAATAGTATCTAAAATATCATGGTGCTTTTGAGTAATAGGAAGACCATGTAACTTCATCTGACTTAAGTAAAACTCTTTAGATGACATGTCTTTATTAATTCTGCCAAGAATAGCTGGCATCTCTTTTGTATAACTTAAAGCTCTTGGCCCACGAACAGCAGTTGTTGCTTCTACTCCTTGAATCCAGCCCCAGATATTAGGCGGTCTGTTCCCTGATTTCTCTATAACTAATGCTAGGTCTTCAAATTGATTTAATTGCTGAACAAGTATTGGGGTTGAGTATAAAGTATCTTCTCTGGCTGCTGTTACTAAAGCACTATTTTGTTGAACATTACCTCTACCATTTAAGCCTCCTTCTAAACCAGCAACTAATTCTGTTGGAGTTTGATAAGTGAATGATTGATTCTCAGATTCATTGTTATTAATTTGAGTTGTAGGTTTGTTTGTTCCTACTTGAATATTGTCATCGCTCTTACCTGTTTGATTTTCTTTTAGTTCTATGTTTCTATCTTGATAATCTGCTTTTGTATCAGTTAGTAATTGGTTTAGCTCTGCAACTCTTTGTGAGTATGGAATATTCTTATTAAATATAATATTAGCTTTTGTTCTGAAAGCAGCTTTATCTGCTTCATAAGCATCCCGATCTTCTTTATTCCAACGAGATAATGCCTTAATACTCATCCCAGTTTTCTTTAGATAGTGGTTTGTTATATATCCATCTGCTGTTCCAAATAATCCCTCATTTCCTCCTGATCCATTAACAAGGATATTGTAATTTGCTTTCTCTTGTGTGTAATTTGGATTAACACCGTCAAGTAGTAATTGATATTGAGCCTGATCTATTCTATTTGTTCTATAGAAATAACCAATAAGTTGTTTATTCCTAACAGCTTGGTCAGGACTTTTACTTGTAGTTTCTAATAACCACTGATAGTTTTCTTCTCTTTGTTCAGATGTACGACTATCTAAGAATCCTGTTTTTAATTGCTCAAGTTTTTTTATATATGCTTGTGCTTCTTGTACTGTGGCAAATTTATTATAGGCATCAAATTGTAAACGATTTATCTTACCAATAACACCTGTGATATTTACTCCACCTTGAGAAGGAATTTGATAATCTGTCGTGGTTCCATCAGGATTTTTAACTGTTACAGTTCTCATTCCATTTACAACAATGGGATCAACAATCTCTGGTGTATCTAAATTTGCATCTTGATCGTTAATAGTTCCAAAATCAAATTCTGCCACTTGATTTGCATTATTAATAGCTGCTGTATCTAATATTCTTGATGCTTCATTTCTCTTTTCTCCTATAGCTAATTGCCATAATTTTTTTAATTTCTTTTCTCCTCCAACCATATCAACTAATTTCGCAGTACCTATTTTTGTATTCATTAATAGAGTTAAAGCGACATCTGAATTTTTTCTAACTTCTGATGGTTTATTAGAAACAGCAATCACTTGATTAGCAACATCAGTTAAAATCACACCAGATTGAGTTTGAGCATTATAACTTTTCATTGATACCCCTGACTTCTGATTGAAGTCGGTATAAGTCTGTGTAAGACTCATTGGCCCATATTCCGTCACCTTACCTGGATCATGAACATCTTGGTCAGTTGTCCATTCTGTAGAGGTAAAACTTCCTGTTAATGTTTCTTGTGAGACTGTAGAAGCATCTAATATTGTTGTTCCAATTGCATTATTTTTTCCTTCAATAGCTGTATTATCTTTATATTTTTTATGTTCAGCACTAAGAGATTTTCTTGACGAATAAATAACTGCCTGAATTTGAGGCTGAAGCTCCAGTCTTGCTTTAGTATTTGGAATCTTTTCTGCAAAATATGCAGTTGCTATTTGTGTATATTCTGGCGAAGAAGGATTAAGAGGAACAATCTTTCCTGACTCTATATCTCTTCTACTTTCATCTAGAAAACTCTCTTGATATATCTCACTCATAGCATCTTCAAAACCTGTTATAACATCCATCCCATTTCGTTTCGCCTTTACGATCACATATTCTCTTTCAACTCTCTGATCCATTGAAGCAAATACTCCATAGGAATTAGCAGCATTCTGATCTGTCTCGGCTTTTTTCTCTAACGCATTCTTTGCTGCATTTAATTTAGTATTTGAATCCTCTCCTTCAGCTTTTTCCTCTGCTCTTTTCCTAGCAGCTTTATCCATTGTTAACTGAAAATCCCAGAAGTCAGTAGTAAATGCTTGAAGTTTGGTATTTACATCACCAAAAGCAGTCGCTAAATTTTTTAAATTTTGATTATTTGCTGGTGCTTCAGGTGCTTTAGATATCTGAGGAGCAGCAGGAAAACTTAAAGGTTGAGCTTGAAAATAATCACTTTGACTAATTCTTAATTTATTAGTTGGGGTTGTTGTTCCTTCTAATTTAAACTTTTTTATTGGACTACCAGTTGCACCACCAGGCGATGAGAGTCTTCCAGAACTCTTACGATCAGAAGTTCCTGTGCTTTTACCTGATGAATACTTACCGATTGCCATAATTAATTACTATTTGGTGTATTTACCAAAGAGTCCTCCTGAATATTTATAATCTGCCTTTAGCATTCCTGAATGCCAATTCATTCCTGCACTAGCACCTTGTAATCCTGCACTTGCTAATGCTAAGAAGGTATTACCTTTAACTTTATCTTGAAGTATTGGTCGAGCTGGCCCATAATCCACACGTTCAATATATGGATTTAAAGTAGATTTTCTACTTGCTAATCTAATATTTGCACTACGTTTATCCATACCTGATTGAACACCAGTAAAGGCTAAATTTCTATTTGTATTCCAATCAAATTGTCCATATTGTGCATCAACATCTGCTAATAAATTAGCTATATTTAATCCCCCCTTACCTGTTGCAAGAATCTCTCCTTGTGCTGATAATGTTTCTAATTTCTTTTCTCGTTTTTTAATTGCTGCTTCTTCTTGTGCTTGAGTTGCTTGAAGATTTATTGCTGCTATTTCCTGTTCTGCTGCTCTATTTGCCAAAAATTCACTTGTTTCATTTGCTAATTCTGTACTCGCTTTCTGTTGTTGTTCTCTGAAATTATTAGCTTCAGACTGAAGTTTCTGTTGATTAAATTGAGCTATTGCATTGTTATTAGCATTTTCTATTGCTTTATTCTGCGCTGCAATCTGCGACTGGTACTGCATAAAGCCCAGACCAGCTGACAGAACACCAATAATAATTGGAGGAACACACATAATTAGATCCTCACAAATTCATAAAACATTCGGCTCTCTGGTCCCCAATTTAGATGTTTTTTGACAAAGGTAAAGCCTAACCATGATATCCATTTTACATGTACTTCATTCCTTGCATCAACAACATTGAAAAGAAGAGGGTATAAAGATTGCATATCAGCTAATTTCTCCTTTGATTTTCTGAGAAACCATCTTCTATCAATAGAGTCATCGACCATTGATTGACATCCTAACAACCAGATACGTCCTGTCTTCTTTCCTTCAGGAACAACACCACCCATCGCCATCAAATGACCATGACGACTTACAACTGTTAGACATGGCTTACTCATAAAATAAGCATAGAGCAAGCTGCCTTTAGGACAACCACCATTCTGGGCTTTTACCTCTGCAATATCTTCCTTCCTCATATTCTCAGCAACTATTGCAACATCTGTTAGCTTTGAAGGTCGTACAATTGCCATCCTTATATTCTCCTTGCCCGTTGTTGTAACCAACCTTCCCACTCAGCTGATTGGAAAATACAAGGTAAAGGACTACTACTTACTAATTCAATCTTTGCATCAATATTCCTAGTCATAACAGGAACTCTAAAACTCTCTTTTGGAATGCCAACTTGACCTATTACATTCTCTCCAACTTCTATCCCATTATAGGGATATGTAGATGTATCTCTTCCCGCTGGAGTTATTTTTAATTCAAATGCAGAAGTTTTATCAAAGACAACTGACCATTTTCTTAATTGCAAATAAGGACTAGTTGCAACAGAAATAGTTCCAGACTCATCTTGTTGTTTTAAATATGGCGTACTAAATTCATAAGTCATGTCATATGCTTCTCCTATATAAAAAGCAGAAGTACTAACATCACCATTAACAGTTATTGTTCCATTATTAGAAGCATCTCCTACTGTTTCTGCTGTAGGAGTTAAAACTTGTCCATGCTTTAATTTGATTACTGCTTTAAATTTATATGTATTAGATGCAGCTTGCTTCGTAAATGATATAGCTTCATTAGCTTGAATTGTTTTACTGAATAGATAAGAAGGGAAATCACTGATTGTAACAGTCGCATTACCTGTAGTCTTAGCTGTAGTTGATCCTCCTGTACTGCTAATAACTAATCCTTCTGCATTTACGATTGTAATAACTGCATTAGTAGAAGGTTGAGAAGTTGGGAAGCTATTAATATCTGCATAATTTGTTCCTCCTACTCTTAAAGGTCTGCCTACTACTTTTGTTACTCCAGTATTCGCTAATGGATATGGCAATGTAATTGTTGTTTGAGCATTTAAACCACCTGCATTTGTAACACTGAAAGTACAATCTGCCTCTGTTGTTTTCCTATCTAAAAGAATCTCTAACTCTGTTCCTGTATCAACAGTTTCAGGACGTAATGAAGCTTTCTCTAAGTAAACGCCATCAGCATATTCAGTAACAATATAAAGATCATTATCTAAAATAATAGCTGAGAGAATAGATTTACTACCTTTCATCTCCCAATAAGACCAAGCAGATTGGAGTTTAGTTTCATCTTGAAATAAGAACTTATAAATATATAATCGTGTTGGTTCATCCTTGCTAACCAATACAATTGTTTCTTCTGAAACAGAAGCAGCTATCGCAACTAAATTTTTAGGAATATATCTAGGAACTGAAGCTGTAACTTCTGCTGAAATAGGAGTTGAACCTGTAACATCAGGCAGATAAAACTCACGTAATCCAGTGAAATCACCCTTGTTAATAGGGAAGAAAACAGTACGACCTACACCTATTGGATCAATTAAATCAACCGAATCATATTTTGTCATTGCTGTAATTGTTGCAGTTCTAGGAGTCAATGGAGCACCTAACCCTGACGCACCTGTATCTAATCTGAACTGACCATGAGGACTAAACAAAAGTAAAGTATTAGCAAATGCCATACTTGAAGTAAGGAAGTTAATATCAGTACCACCTGTACTTACAAAGATGGGATCACTATCTACAACTGTTTGAACAGTTTCAGGCCAAAATCTTTTGTAATCATCAGCAGCTGATAGACAAGCGTATTCATCAGATAAGAAGACTAATCTATTTCTAAAGACATTAATATTTTTGATTTTCTCTCCCACAAAAGGAGGATTAGGAGCGCTAGCTGTATCTCCTGCAATTCTATGTGTCCAAGTATGTTTCTGAAATGTAAAAGTACCATTATCATTTCTAATCAAAGTATGAGGCATTGTTGTTGCCTTTAACTGATAAATAATATTTGGTGCGACTGTTTCTCTCCAAATACCTTTACCACTTGTTCCTCCATCAGTCGTCTCAAATTTCACATAATAATCATCAGCTTGTGTAGAACTTGATCCTATGATTTTAAGTATTTGACCGTTGATTCCTTTAAGTGGGAGTTGCTGAATTGCTTCTATTTCATCTTTTATTCCTACAATAAACATATCCGCAATCGTGTCACTAACAGCGATTGTGAATGTTCCTCCATCATCCTTAACTATTTTAAGAAGATAATCATCAATAGTAGTAGCTGTATATTCTGAGCCTAATGTACTGTCAGCATTAATTAAATCTCTCAATCCATCGCATACAAGTTTATTACTAGGAGCATTAGAAGATGCACCTGATCCTATAACTGGTGTAGTAAATTCTTTTTTAGTTTCAGTATGATCGTCAGCATTTAATGTTACTGAATAAGTTGTATTATATTCAGCTTGTCTAATAAATACTACCCCAGTACTAGCAGAGAAAACTGGAGAAGTTGTAGTCTCCATCTCTATTTCTTTTTCTTTATTTGTAATAAAAGTATGATCTGCAATACTTGCTAACCGAAAAGAGTTTGCAGGTTCTGATGTATTTGTTATGTCAAGATAAGTTTTTCCGTCTGGAAAACTAACTGTTTGTTCAACTCCAGTCAAACTAAATACTTTTAAATCTCCATCAGAGATATAAACCAAATACTGAACACTTCCATCACGGTCAACAATATGAGTAAATGGTCTGGTACTTCCTGCTGTACCAGTAAACATTCTTGCTTGATGATAAAAAGGAGGGCGTTTCTTTAAGCCTTCAACAGAACTAGGAATACAATTAACAACTTTCTCTGCTTGGGATGCAAGCCTCAAAGCAGATGGTTGCTGACTTACACCATTAATAAGATTAGGAATTGATTTTGTAACTAATGGCATGGCTACCTAATAAGCGCACGATGAGGTCTGTAAGTAGAGAAATGTCCAGTTTGATTTGTATTTCCTCGAAGCATACTGTGCTCATCTCTTGTTGTTTCTTCTTCTAAGAAATGACTTCTTGCTTCTAACTCTGCTGTCAAATTTATCTTGGCATAATCTTCACTACCTACTACAGCTTCTTGTAACTGCCTTCCAGCTCTAACCATAATATATCTTCTTGCATGTTCAGGCAGTTCTAACCAATCAAGAATCGTTGTTACATCTGCTTTTAAATCTTCTGTGAATGTAAAGCTATGAGTCTTCCTGTCATAGAGCTTTCCATTTCTAATGATGATGTCATATTCAGGATAAAGATAAGGATCAATATATACACGAGTTGTAGAGACGCCTACCTCTATTTCATTATCAGTATTCCTTACTAACTTCTTCTCATAATCAGTATTAAAAGTCCAACCTTCTGATTGAACTTCTCGCATTGAACCATTTAAAGAATCTTGTGCTTGCTTAGCAATTCCTACTTGACCAACCAAGCTGTTAACAGGAGCCTCACCTGTCATCTGAAGGATTTTATTTACTGCTTCTAATTCAGTTGTAAGAGTTAAAGGCATGACGAATAAGAAAGAGGGGGGCAATACTCAAGCCCCCCATAGTTAAAGATTAGCTAGTAGCCCAGTAGATCTCAACTGCACAGTCAGGACGTAGAACGCCAGTACCGTGAGCCATTGAACCCACCATGAATGTTCCCTGCCATAAAGCATGAACATCAGAACCAGTTTGCTCCATCTTCAGATCCATTAACTTCACAGTACCAACTGCTTGCTTGTTGAAGACAAGACCTACGTTGTCAGTGTAGTCAGCGTGATAAGTGTTGTTCTCACCTGTTACTGCTGATCTGTTTGTTGTTGGTAGATGGTTGGACTTGATGATACTGATACCAGCAACCTTCAAGACTGTTCCATCTGCGTATGCTCCAGATCCACCCCAGTCTCTGTTGAGTACGTCAGTAGTTTGAGCCAACTTGTAATATTCAGTTGGGCCAAGAACAACATAACGATTGTCTTCAGGGACATTGTTGATATCCATCTTCTCGGCTGCTGTCCATAGCGCAGTAACTAGGTTTGCACCTGTTACAGCTGCTTTGTTTGCAGCAACGATCTTGATACGAGTACCACCAGGAAGATCAGTGTTGAAGTTAGTTGAAGTTCTTGCAGCTTGTGCAATAGTTGCAGCTACGTTCTGGTCAAATTTGTATGCCAGAGCGTTACCCATCTCAGTTGAATACTGAGAGCGCACGTCATAATGATTCTTAGCCTCGTCAATGTCAGCCAGAAAGACCTGACTAACAAGCTTGTCATCAATATTGACGGTAGCCTCAGCATGCTTGATGGCAGCACCTGTTAGCTGTGTTCCTGGAGTGTGATAGGAAGTTGAGCTAAGTCCAATTATGGGGAATTGTGCTGACTTACCTGAGGAGATTGTCCTCACATTGTGCAGAGACTCAAATACGGTAGCTTTACGGAAGGCAGATAATACCTCACCAGAGAAGACCTTTAAAAATAAAGCGTCATAAGAACTACCCGTATTGTTAACCAGGCCCAGCCTGGATACGGTCATGTTCGACATAAATTAAATACCTAGAAAAAGAAAGAAGGTTTCCTGACCTCACTTCCTTCCACTAAGGGTATCCGTCGCAACGGGCCAGAGTTTCAGTCAATAGGTCTAGGTATCTAAATAATAACTCTTAAATGACATTTGACCTAGAAAGTTTCTCTTCCACTTGTTTTCTAAATGCAGGATCTGAAGCATAAAGAGGATCATTCATAGCAGCAACGACCTGAGCCATTGATTCAAACTTAGCTTTAGTTGATCTTCTGTTAGTCCTTCCACTGACTAGCTTTGGCTCCTTATTCCCTTCTGCCATATAACGAGCATGTAACCCAGCTACAGCAAGTTTTACCATGTCATAATTTGGATTTTTGATGGCCATATCAAAGGCAGCTTTTTCACTATCTGTTAAGACTCCAGCTGCCCAACCAATCATTTCTCCATAAGCAGCTTCGCCTCCATACATATCTTGAATCTCTTTAACTTGTCCTTGCTGTAACTCAGTATCTCTTTGAGCATTAAATTGAATACCCTGAAGATAAGCCTCGACCATCTCACGGCTAAAACCTGCGTCTCCTAATTCCTTGTAATCATCATCTGTTAATTGACCTGATTCTTGCCATCTGGTATTCATCCCTTCGTAATCAATACCAGCCTCATCAAACTTGCTACCTATATATTCACCATAAATCTCTGTTGCACTAGAAGGTTCAGAAGTTTCTTCTGGTTCTGAATCAGTAATTTCAGAACCTTCTGCGGGTTCTCCTTTTCCTAATTGCTTTTGGAGTTCGAGATAACCTTTCTCCAACTCCTCCTGCGATTTGTACTTACCAGCAAGCAGCCCAGATTCTTCTGTGGTTTCGGTTGATTCTTCTGGTGCGACTGCTGGTGTTGGAGCGTCTTTAATAGTGAGTGCTTCTGGCATGGTGGGTACTAGCGAATTGTGTAATGTTGATCGTTGTCCTGAGTTACACCAGGCTCAACTTTAGCCTTCGGCTTGGCCTTGGGCTTGACCTCCTGTGGGGCCGCTGGGGATTCCTGGGTCTTGGACTGGTTGGGGGAGGGCGTTTGCTGTGCCTCCTCCTTCGGTGAACTGGGGGCCATAAGGTGCTCCTTCTTTGGTGTAATTGTCAGCTACTTTCGCAGCTGCGCCTGACTGCATTGCAGATAACATCATTTGTTGTTCCTGCATTTGCTGTTGTTCAGTTTGCGCTTGAATTTGCTCTTGTTGTAATTGCTCTGGAGTCTTGACTAGATTAGTAGTATCAATGGAACCACTTGCAGCTAAACGCCTTAAAGCTTCTCCCATGTTTAGATACTGAGCCATGACCTCAGGGCCAAGAGCTTGGTTAGCGATAGAGATAAACTCAACAAGTTTGTTGCGATCATCTCCACGACCAATAGCTTCTAAACCTGTAACAGGTTTCGGATTAACTAATGGTTCGCCTGTTTGTTCGCTATTAGGGAAGTTAGGTAATTTCTTCTGTCTTTGCAAGATGTAGATAAGTCTATGCACTAGTGGCAGCTGTAGTTCTTGCGTCAGTATTGAATACAATCCTCCAATGGATGCTTCGAGTTCCTGTGCCATAAATCTAATTTCTTCTGCGGTAACTCTTTCACCAGGCCTTTGAATTGCTGTGTTAAGTAAGAAAGCAAACTGTAATCTGCCTTCAATTCTTTCAATTGTTTGTTGAGCTATTCCTAGATCTTGAGCTTTCTGACTTTGAATGACAGTGACATCAGCCGCATTCCCCTGAATTATTGAACCATTTGCGGCATTAGCGATTGTTCTTGGTCTAGTAGTTCCATTTGGATTAACTAAAAAGAGAATCTTTGCAGCGGCTGCACTACCTTCAAGAACACTTTGATATAACGACTCAAGAGAAAGTAAATCACCATAGAACTGTTCAATAAATGAACGTCCATATTCTTCATCTGAGAGTCGATTAAATCTGAGACAAATCCAAGGACTACATCCTTCTGGACACATACCATATGTATTTGGAACTTCTTCTCCTTTAGCTTCCTGATACCAAGTAGCGACTCCTTTATCAAACTTAACGCAGGTATAAACCTTAACTGTTTTCTTTACAGGCCCAGTAGTTTTATCATCTTCTAATTTATCTGCGAGAAATCCTTTAGGTAAGGCTTCTGGATATACTTCTTCTTCGACAATAATCTCTGTGATCTTACCCATCGGATCACGTTGGACACAATAGTTCTGAAGATGAATAACTCGTATTCCTTCTGGGTTTACATAAAGTAATACATTTCCAGAAACTAGTAACTGTTTAAAAGCTTCATGGAGAGAAGCTCTAGCTGACATAGTTTCAAGCATTGTCATTACTGCTTGTTCAACTTTGACCAATGCAGTATCAAGTTCAGTCTTTATTTCTGGGCCAGCTTCTTCTACATTCAGAGCAAGATTATCTATTTCTAATTTAAAGAAAGGAGTATTAGGTGGGAATAAACTTAACCCAAGCTTATTGGCTAAATGTAATAAACCTCTAGCTCCTGTTGATTGATATGGAGTTTTTAAACGACCTTGATCTCCATGTACTTCATTGGTAAAGAGAGAAGGAATTGTTACTTTTGCTGAATCAACAGCTCGATCTTCATACGGATTGCGATTAGTTTTTAATTGTTCATACCGAGAAGCAACAGTACCTTCCTTTGCTTTAGAAGGTGATTTGCCTGGTTGAGCATCAACATTAGTGGTGATGTTTAATTCCATGATTTAAGTGATACCTAGACCTGTACCTTGAACCTGTCTTTTCAGTCTATCTTTTCCAAAACCTAAACCAGAACGATCACCTAAAGCAGGCGCTGCATAATCAGCAGTTCTAACGGGGCCTTTACCTGGTCTAGCTTCAGCAGCTCTTTTCTGTTCATCCGATTTTTGTTTCTGCCATTCCATCTGCTTCCCCCATTGCCTTTTACTTTCTTCAAATTGTTCCCTAGATAAAGCTAGAGATTGTCTTTGGAGAGCAAGGCTTGCTGCATTACTTCCTCCGCCTCCGCCTCCGCTTCCGCACATAATCAATCCTCGTTAAGCTTGTTTTGTTCAGTGTAGACGGATTCGAGCATTCTTACCAATTCAACTTGACCTAAGTATCTCCATATCTCTCTATCAGGAGTTTCAATAGAAGGACATTTATCTGGATAAATTTCTTTCAAACGACGGATGAGCATTTCATCTATCGGAGGCCAAAGCATTTCATCATCATTCATAACTGTGTAGGATCTTTAGGAAATATCATAACTTTAGATACTTCAAAATCTAGTAGCTCCCATTCATCTGTGTCAGTAGCAACTTCCCATGCTTGATCCATGGTTGCTGCCATCACCACAGTTTGAAATCCTCCACAATATTCAGACGACATCCCCATAAAAACACCAGGGATACGAATAACAAAAGCTCTTGGCCTTTTAATTTTAACGTCCGACTTTTTCTCTATCAGGCATCCAGATTTCTTTTCCTCGACTTTGTGGGAGCGATGCAAGAGGAATCCCAAGTACTTTTGCGTCGAGAGCCCCTTCAATATCTCCCTTGTGCGCAGCCAATTCAAGATCCCAGAGTTCTGCTTCACGTTCTTTAATAGCTCTATTCTCATCTATAGCAAGAGACTCATTCCAGTATTCAATAGCACCAGCTAATGCGTCTAATCTATCATCATGTTGTAAACAATTCTTATCGACAGTTAAGTGTGTCATCTGGTGAAACAGCTGATATGCCAAGGCTGTTTCTATGGGATCATCATCTCTAGGTTGTGAATCTTTTTCTACGACTGATCTATTAATTATTAATCTATGTTGATTTAAAACTGGTTCAAGAGCATTGATTATTCTTCTTTCCTTTTGCATATTGCTTCTAACTGGTTCAATAGTGCATGGATAAATATTTCTCAAATAAGGCTGGAGCAAACTTTGTAACATTCCTTGTCCAAACTGGTCTTCAAGAAGAATCAGTTTTACTTTCTGTCGTTTTGCTGCTTGGGCTAGACCTTCTAAAACTGGCTCTGTATAACCTTCTCTAAAAGCACCGACCTCTAATACAAATAAATTTCCATTTAATTGAGCGACTATTGCATAAGCAGTTTCATCCATACCTCGACCTGAAGGGTCAACAAACATTACGCATCCTTGAAACTCAATCCAATCACCATGAATAAAAGCAGGTCGGTGGTAATAATCTCCACTAAAGCCGACAGTCGGTAAATCATTAATTCTGTATTCAGCACCAGAAGACCAGACCAATTTCTCTGGTGCATTCTGATCTACCTCCATCACAATTAAATCACTTAAGCGAAGAGGGAATCTTTGTAGGTCAGAAAGAGTAGTATCAAGTTGAAACTGGAGGGTAAATTGTGATCGTCCGTAACTGGCTTCTCTCTCAACTAGGTCCATCTCCGAAAAGCGATCAGGATCTGTCGGCATATTCTTTCTATCGACGCATCTATCCAGGATTACTGGAGCGAGAGCATCTCCATATTTATCGGGATTTTTTGGATAACGTGAAGGCCAAATACGACATTGATAACTTTTAGTTCTCAGCTTGTTATAGATACTTTCTTCTGTTTGGGGCGTTCCTAAGAACATAATCTCCCCACCAGGTTTCAAGATTGCATTAAATTCTCCGACTGAGTGTAATAATTTCTCTCTCATTCCTACTGTCCAAGCAGTATTAGGAACCTCAACGTCATCAGCAAGTATTAAATCTGCCCTAGATCCAGTTAATTGCCCAAAAATACCCACTGATTTCACAGAAGGACTCTGATCTGGGATAGATGGTCTTACATCAAACCTATTACTTGCACTTCTTTGCTCATCTCTATCAGGATCTAAGCATTTCAGTATATTCATCTCTCTAATTAACCTTAAACAGAACTGTGCAAAGTCATCAGCCCTTGTTTTACTAGCCGACACCACCATAATTTTCTTCTGTGGATCGTTTCTTAGCAGCCAAAGTACATAAGCTGCTGCCATCCAGCTCTTTCCTACTCCTCTAAACGCTTCAATGATCCTTCTTTTAGGCCCATCCTGCATATATTCTGCAATATCCAACTGTATTGGTGTTGGTTTTGGTAATTGAAGGTGTTTCCACACCACTACCAGGAAATATCTGAAGTCATTACTGAAGGGTTCAGGTAATGGTTCCCACTTTCCTTTCATTTATGCTCTCTTCTTCTGTAACTGCACTACATTTTCTATCTCAGGTAATGCTTTAGCCAACTCCCCAAAGCTTGTTTCCTCTACTGGTTGCGCACTGATCTGATTATCTTTCAGAAACTGCCTAATAATATTCAGATCTGCTGCATTTACATTCCCTTCCTTCAATTTCTCTAAGCACCATTGTGCTAATAACTCATGTACATCCGCTAATACATCTGTCGATTTCATAATCCTTATGCAATTGGTGCGGGAGCCCTACCCACCACAGGAGAACTCCCTTCTTTGATACTCTAACGGGTGATGGGGAGTAATTAGAGCATCAATAAACGAAAGATAACAGTCCCTCACTGTCTGTCCATATATGAAGAGAGATATCCCACCGCCCTATCTAAGATAATTCTTAGATTTTTACCGAAAAAATCTGAGGGGCTTATACGCTATTAGGGAATGAGGCTGCACCCCCCATGCCTATCCTTAATTAATTACACAGGGGCCACCCCCTTCAATCTGTGATGAATATTGATAGTCAGGGACTGCTCTTTGAATGTTTCTTTTTAGTCGCCCATTGTCAAAAGAATCTGAATGGACTATCATAGAAGTATCGGGGGAATATTCTCCGATACTACCCACCACTAGGAGACAATCATGGGAGAGTATGCACGATTAAAGAGCACAGGGGAACAAATCAAAATTGGAACCTGTGAAAGTTGCTACTACTTACGCTTTGAAGATCGCTTCAAGGTTGACTATGAAGACAGTTTCAAGAATATGTGGTTTCGTTTGCCTTTCCCTGATGAAGATCATTTGCAGGTTGGCAGCTATGACGACTACGACAGGTCTGCACCACTACATGACTATGTAGATCCTGAAGATGAAAACATTAGGGAACCATACGAATACAAGGGAACAGAAGAACATCCAGGTCTAATCCAATTAAGGCATGACACAGGATTATTAATCAATGTTCCCTGTTACCACGGCTTGAAACTTCCTGAAATGGGAGAAGGAAAAGCATTTTTCAATGGAAAAGATCCCCATATGTTTGAGCTTTGCATGGTTAAATATCAAGCAAAGGATAAAGAATTTGGGGAGATGGTTCCCATTGTTAGGTGCAAGGCATGTAAGAAAACATTTAGAGATTCTTGGAGTCATGTTCTGAATCATTTGCCTGAATGGAACAAAGAACAAAAAGAATTTAAAAGAAGAATGTTCAATTATGCGTCTTATAATCTCCTATTAGCTAATCCGTAAAAGCGGGGGGTCAGGTGCAAACCCTGACCTAGCTCTTCCCTCTTAACTGAGGGACTAACCCACCACATAGGAAATTAATTATGCCTTCAGTAGTTTTTGCTTTTGGAGATTCTTCCAAGGAAGTAGATCTCAAAGAGATTAATTCTGTTGATGATGTTACTTCTAATATGAAGGAAGTAATAACAAAGAAAGACTTAGAAGATTTAAAACTTGATAAGTCAAAGCCTATCAACATAGTTAAAAACTAATGAATTATTCAACTTACATTGATGATCCAAAACTTATCCCAGTTTTATTAGAACTTGGATGGACGGTCATAAAAAGAACGTGGACTAATTGCCCACAAAGAATTTATGACAGTCTATGACTTTCTCTCTCTGCCCTGACTATTGGGCAGACTGAGGGACTCAATCCCTCACTGGCTTCAAGCGTACGAACTTTAAAACTCCAGCATGGGTGATCTCATGCAATTCCTTTTAGGTCTAATGGAAGTTGCAACCTTGAAGCCTACCAACCCACCACAAAGGAACATCAAATGACAAGAAAAACAAACGCTCAATTGCTAGAAGAAAACAGGGAACTAAAGAAAGCTCTTGAAGATAGAGATAGCGAGCTAATCAGCTGGGCTACCTATCAAAGAGACTGGGCTAATCGCTGGGCTTTACATGCTGATGAGTGGCACAATCTTTATATGATTGACTGCCCTCAATACTGGGCCGAATTGATTAAATTCTTTGGCCAAGCTAAGCAAGAAGTTCTATCTCTTGTACCTACTAACAAATGAATCGTTTACTTATTTACTCGGCCCTCGCTTTATTAGCGGGGTGCTGGGTTTTTTCTTCCTTATCCAATGGGATCAAGAACTCACCAATAGGTGAGACTCTTATTCAAAGACGTTTAAACATGGAGAAACAATGGGAGCAATGAAACACCATCAACATGTTCTCGAAAGTAACAAGGCTTTGCTAGTTGAGTGCTGGTCACGCATGGAAACTAGTCGCAGCCCTGAGACACGTGAGAAGATGTCAAAGATTGTAGAAAGATTGCGAGCAGAGTTACCTCAGCATATTGTGGAAGAGTGCAGACTATCTGCACATGACCTCATCGCAGGAATCAAAGGCAAACGTCAAGATGACTGGTTGTTTAACGACTATGAAGAATGAAGAGTACATCTCTAGCAAATTCACTAGAGATAAAAAACTCTATGAGTTATACCGTAACTGGCATCGCTCTTACTTCAAGACAGAACCCAGCTCACAACAGATCATTGTTTGTTGTGAGTTTGGTTCTTACTTATTAGAAAACCCACCACAAAGAGATGATTGAACAATTAGATCAGTTCTATTTACTGACTGATAAGAAACCTAACGAGGCTCACTCTAATAGGAATGGTCACGTTCTTTATTACGTGCAGGTTCTTGGATTTATGCAAGGACATTGGAGCTATCCACCTAATGATGCAACTCATTGGATGATGTTGCCTGATCCACCTGAGCCAGCTCCAACAGAGAAAGAACTATTAGAAAAAGAATTTGAGAAACTATTAAAGGATGAATTTCCTGATCCAATAGTTTCAAATGTCTTGATCGAACCAGTTCTTAAAAAGTTTTTCTTTAGAGGTAAAACATTATGAATGAAGCTGCACTAGCAGATGAGTTGGTAAACAAACCAATAGCAGATGCAAAAGAAAACAAGCTTCAAGTTGTCTTACCTCAACAGCTAATGACTAGGCTTAACTATCTAGCTGAAGAACAGGGAGTAACTAAAGCTGACCTCGCCAGAAGAATCCTGACTGAGTGGTTTGAAAATAACTACGAGGACAAGATGAATTTCTGGGAGCAAGTGAATTGAATCTTGAGTTCAGAGAAAGACTCTGGTATTCAGATGAACAAACTTGCCAAGCAATTAGCACTCGAAAGAGAGATGCTAACGCTGGGGTGCGACAGAGTTCGACTCATCACACACAACCAGCAAAAGAAAAAGATGGAGTCTCTCTCTAAATGGGGAGAGGCTTTATCTGCCTATGGTGTAGACCAAATCGTTGTCCACCTAAGGGCAGTAAGAAAAAGGATTGAGTCAGGCAAAGCAGGTGTTAGCTTTGCCCAACTACTACCCATCACCCACTTGCCACCTCAGCAGGTAGCAGCAGCAAGCATAAGAACTGTAATAGATTCTCTATCTGCTTGTCCCACTCTTCACAGTATTTCAATGGATGTAGCTGACAAGCTATGGATTGAAACGATGTTGGATAGAGCTACTACTCAAGAGTTATTCAGGTTTAAGAAGGGTCGTAGTCGTCAGGCTCATAAGATGGCTGCCATCAGAAGGATGCAGCAAACAGAGATCTGGACTTCAAGAGAGAAGATTGCATCAGGTTTATTCCTAGTCAATCTCATCGCTAAAGAGACTGGACTCATTCAAATAGTTAGAGAAGATCTACCTCACAAAAAGCAGCGTGTTGTTAAAGCAACTGATGAGTGCATGGCATGGATCAATGAGGTTAAAGAACAGCAAGAGTTAATGACACCTAACTACTTGCCTATGGTGATACCTCCTAAGCCTTGGTCTTCACCAAGTAACGGAGGTTATTACACAAAGACACCCTTGAAATTATTCAAGAGTAATAACGAGATCATTAAAGCCGACTCAAATGGTGATGAACTTTTCTATAAGGCAGCAAACATACATCAGTCTGTTGCTTGGAAAGTAAACACATGGATGTTGGAACAGGTAACACATGCCTATGACAACAACATAGAAGTTGGCTGCCTCTTACCTAGAGATGGATGGCCTATTCCTCCTTACCCTAAACACTTGGATGAGGAAGACTTAGGTGTACTCAAGTGGAGAAAGACTGCAAAGATTCTCCATGAAAAGAATGATCGAACTAGGAACACACGCATAGCAAACGCAAAGATTCTTTGGGTTGCTCGTAGGTTCCAAGAGGAGGAAGAGATATTCTTTCCTACCTCTATGGATTTCCGAGGGAGATTTTATTACCGACCTCCCTATCTAAATCCACAAGGCAATGATGTATCTAGGTCGTTGCTTCTATTTGCAAATGCAAAGCCGATCACTGAAGAAAGTCATGTTGACTGGCTAAGAATACATGGAGCTAATCTCTATGGTCTTAAGTCAGACTGGCAGACTCGCATTGACTGGGTAAAGGAAAGAGAACAGCTCATCTGTGGAGCTGGGAATGATCCTTGGATTAATGCTGAGTTCTGGATGAGAGCTGATAAACCTTGGAGTTTCTTAGCTTTTTGTCGTGAGTATTCCAACTTCCAAAGACATGGATGGGAGTATGAATGTGCCCTGCCCATAATGCTGGACTGCACGTGCTCAGGTATCCAACATTTCGCAGCAATATTAAGGAGCAAATCACTTGCATCTGAAGTTAATCTTTATCCAAGTGATAGACCTCAAGATATCTATGCGACTGTCATTACCAAAGTCAATGAACATCTAAGAGATTGCACTGATGAACGAGCTAGGAAGTGGCTGATGCTGCAACCTGATCGGTCACTAGCCAAGCCTTGCGTAATGACCACGCCCTATGCAGCCAGTCGAACAGCGTTCTATTACTACGCTTATGACTGGGCACAGAAGAGGGCTAAGGATATGTATGGGAATGGATCATGGACTGTTCAGAAGGGATGCATGACAACCATGCACTTCATGGCAAACATCTTGCATAAGGAATCAGTCAAGGTAATTGCACCAGCTGTAAATGCTATGAATTATTTCAAAGCTATAGGTCTAAGAGCTGGTAAAGAGAACAAGCCGCTGCAATGGAGATCCCCTAGTGGGTTACTCGTAGAACAGCGCTACCAAAATCAAAGAGAATCTAGGATTCGTCTTAGATATCTCTCAGATGTCTCTCTTGATATACGGACAGAAGTTGAAACCGTAGGCCTAGACAAGACTCGGATGGCAAATGGTTTGACTGCAAATATCCTTCACAGTTTTGATTCATCTCACTACTCAATGGCAATTGTCCATGCTAGAAAGAGAGAACCCACCATAAACATAGGAGGTGTACATGATTGCTTTGCCACCGATCCTGCAAGCATGAGCAAGCTAAGGGATTCTGTTAGGCATAGCTTTGCTGATCTGTATTCAACAGACTGGCTATCACAAATTAAATCAAGGCTCGAATCACAAATCCAAGACAAAAAGGATCTACCTCCTGAGCCTGAACTCGGTGAGTTAGATCCAACAATCACAAAATCATCAACCTATTTCATCACATGATTAAATCAGAAATCCTAAACGTCACAACACCTCGATGCGAATTTGAATTTGCCTGGTTAGTTGAGGCAGATACTAAATTTGAAACGCCAGGGGTATGGAAAGTTACATGCCTAATCCCAGCTGATAAGGCAACACAAATTGAAGAGCAATTAACTGGACTGTTAGATAGATGGAAAGCTCAACTCAAAGCAGCTGAACCTGATAAGAAGTTCAAACTTGCAGCTCTACCATGGTCATATGAAGAGCGTGATGGTAAGCCAGTTTTTGCAGTTAAGACCAAGATGAAAGTCGGAGGTATTAACCAGCAAGGAAAGCAATGGACTAACAGACCTCCTGTTCTACAGAATGCTCAAGGTCAACCGATGACTGAGGAAGAGAAGCAAGCAGTGAATAAGATGGGGCCAGGTACAGAAGGCCAAGTCTTTTTACGTTGTTCTGGTTACTCAGGAAACTTTGGAGTTGGTATCAAGATCCAACCTGAAGCTGCCATCATTCATAAGCATGTCGAATACTCAAAAAGCGCAACGAGCTACGGGTTCGAGACACAAGCGGAGGAACCAGTCGCATGTGCAGCACCAGCAGTCTCATCAGGGGACGAGTTCTAAGTACAGAAGTAAATTCGAGAGTCGTGTAGCAGCGGCTCTCACTCAAAATAAAGTTGGGTTTACCTATGAAGATATGACCTTGCCTTACATTATTGAGGCAGTCTATCGCCCAGATTTTATTCTTGAAAATGGTGTTGTCGTAGAGACGAAAGGATTCTTTTCCCCTCAGGACAGACGCAAGATGCTTGCTGTTCAGAAGCAACACCCTGATTTAGATATTCGTTTGTGTTTTCAAAACGCAAAGGACAAGATCAGTCGAGCCAAACGATCTATTACTTATGGCCAATGGGCTACAAGACATGGATTTAAATGGTCTAGCGGCACTATCCCCTCATCTTGGTATGACTAAAAGACAACGAGTAATAGCAGAAGAGGAAAGTCATTTCCTATCTGCTAATCAAATCAAAGTGTTTACTATCAAGGTCATCGACCCTGATAAAGATAATAAATCTAGTCTCGTTTTCCAACGTGCATCAACAGCTACTAAGGCAGTTGAGAAAGTGAAGGCAGAACATCCTGAATGGAAGTGCCTTGTGATTGATAGTCACGAGCCTAAACCTTGGAGAAGAGATGAACGTTACTGAACGCATTGACTATGCAACCAAAAGAATCAAGGAACTAGAACTCCTCATTAAACACTGGGAGAAAAATGAAAAGCAAAAGCAAGTACCTAAGGCATGAGCCTTGCCCTGAATGTGGCAGTAAGGATAACCTTGCAGTCTTTGATGACGGACATGCTCATTGCTTTGGATGCGACTACCAATACCAACCATCAAAAGAAAAAAAACCAAGACCAATGACAACAGCATCACCACCAAGACAGACATCACCACTAATCAAGTTCATCAAACCAGCTGCACTAAAGAAGCGTGGCATCACAGAAGAAACTGTTTGTCGTTTTCCCTATGGCATAGCTGAGTATCACAATCAACCTGTTCAAGTTGCTAATTACTTCGATCATTTAGGCAGACCATGTGCTCAACATGTGAGATTTAAAGATAAGAAATTCATTTGGCTAGGTGATACCAGCAAGATGATGCTCTTCTCTCAGCACACATGGAGACAGACAAACCAAGGTAATACTTTTGTTGTTATTACTGAAGGAGAGATAGATGCAATGTCAGTCTCTCAAGTACAAGGTAACAAGTTCCCTGTTGTGTCACTGCCAAACGGAGCGCAATCAGTTAAAAAGTATTTATCCACTCCTGAAGTACAGAAATGGTTAAACACATTTGTTCGGATTGTTCTTTGCTTGGATTCGGATGAGCCTGGCATGGCTGCTGCCGAGAAAGCACTTGAAGTCTTACCTCTTGGTAAAGCAGCTATCTGTCGATTACCAAGAAAAGATGCTAATGAAATGCTCCTCGCAGGAGAGGGGGATGACCTTAGGGACTTGCTTTGGAAAGCAACACCTGCAAGACCTGATTCAATCATACAAGCCGCTGACCAGTGGGAGGCACTGATAAAACCAGGGGCTGCCTCAGTTTGTGAATACCCTTGGCCTAAGTTGAACGATGCAACGAAAGGATACCGCAAGGGTGAGATGGTAACTGTCTGCGCAGGATCAGGAACAGGTAAGAGTTCTATGTGCAGAGAATTAGCTCATCACTTTCTAAGGAATCAAATGAAAGTGGGGTACATAGCACTCGAAGAAAGTATTCAAAGAACACTGCAAGGAATAATCGGAGTTGAGTTATCAAGACCTCTTCACTTTGAGGATAACCTTGCTGAAGATGAAGAATTAAAGATGGCCTTTGACCGATTGCTTGGTACTGGTCGTCTCTTTTTATATGACCACTTTGGTTCAATAGATCCTGATCGTTTAGTTGAACAGATTCAATATCTAGCTACAGCTGAAGGTGTTGATGTTGTCATCCTTGACCACTTGACCATAGTTATTTCTGGTATCAGTGATCTAGATGAGAGACGAGCACTTGATGTTACCTGTACCAAGCTGCGACAAGTAGTAGAAAATACAGGCGTTGGACTCATAGTTGTCTCACACTTGAGACGACCTGAAGGCAAAGGACATGAAGAAGGAACTCAGGTTTCTCTCTCCCACCTGCGCTCATCACATTCCGTGGCTCAGTTATCTGACTTGGTTCTAGCTGCTGAAAGAAACCAACAAGGCGACCCAGCTGAGAGATCAGAACTCCAGTTGCGCCTATTAAAAAATCGCTTTAGTGGGGTTACTGGCCCTATGGATAAGCTGCTCTACGACCAGCAAACAGGTCGATTAAAACTACCTCTATTCGCACTATGACTTTATTAATTGATGCTGACTGGCTGATTTATTCCTCCTGTTGTGCATGTGAATGTGATGTCAGATGGGATGAACACCTTCATACTCTTCACTTAGATGAACGTGATGCAATGCAACTGATTGAAGATCGTGTTGCTCAGTATCAGATCATCAGCCCAGGTCAAGCAATCATGTGCTTCTCTGATTATCCCACCTTCAGACATGGAATCTATCAAGACTACAAAGCTAATCGACTAGGTAAACGTAAGCCTCTTGGCCTTAAGAATATAAGAGAGAGAGTCGCAAAAGAATTTCACTCCATTAGTTTCGATGGCTTGGAAGGTGATGATGTTATGGGGCTGCTTGCAACAGGACAGAAGTACGATGATCCAGTAATTGTTTCACCTGATAAGGACATGCGAGGTGTACCTTGTACCCTCTTGGCTAATGATGATCTTGAATTAGTTACTCGTAAGAAAGCTGATAGACACTGGATGATTCAAACTTTGAGTGGTGACAAGACAGATAATGTAGAAGGATTAGTAGGAGTGGGGCCAGTAACAGCAGGAAAACTATTAGGTGATTCTGAAACCCTTGAAGAAATGTGGGCTAAGGTTCACGCTGCCTATGTTAAGAAGAAGAAAACTTATGCTGATGCTGTATTAACTGCACGTTTAACTCGCATCCTTAGAGATGGAGAGTATGACCATGTAACAGGAGAAGTAAAGTTATGGGAACCTTCTAGGTTTTAGTGTCGCCACTTGTTTCTCAAGTGCATTAACTCTATGAAACAGTTCACGGATATCTCTCTCTTTCCGTGAGCTGTTATTACTTATGGCAACGACCACAGTTGTAGCAGCAACACCAATAAGAGCAGCCCATACTTCAGTCATAGTTTAGGAATCCATGAACCACCTGTAAAAATCATATCTTTTCCATCGAATCCACCAGTGTTTACAACATCACCTTCTTTCCAATAACCATGAGTCCCATCAGGACCAAGAGATCTGTTGGAATATGATCCTGTATATTCTCCAGCTTGAGCTGCACCAGCTGAACACATAGCGTTAAATGTATTTTCTTTAGTTTAACGCTAATGTTAGCTTATGTTTCTTTTTATTTATGGCAGACCAACAGACCGTCCCTCCTTCAGACAAGAAGGAAGAAAAGAAAAAAGGTGTAATGAATAAACTTCAGGAGATGACTCCTGATAAAGAAGAACAAATAGCAATCATTGGAGTAGCGGTCAGATTAGGAATCGTAGTGTGGTCAGGCTTCTGTCTCACATTGGCATACATAGATTTACCTGGTTTCCCTAAGCAGACCTTCGACCCGACCTTTATTGCAAGTATTTTTACATCGACTCTCACTACCTTTGGCGTTCAGGCCGCATCTAAAAAAGGTGGTGGTGGTATAAGCAAGGAAGATATGCAGAAGATGATGGCTGCTAATCAAGCTGGTGCTGGTGAGCAAATCATCCGTGTTCAAACTCCTATTAAACTACAGTCTCCTGATGGAGGAGAGATTCAACAGATAGTCCAACCTCCTGCAACACCACCAACTAAAGACGCATGAAGAGATTACTTTTCCTTTTATTCCTAGCAGCTCCTGCTCAGGCAGATATTCACCACGCTATAACAACGAGCACCCAGCTCACAGTTAATGCGGCAGCAACACAGGCCCAAAGAATCGGGTCGAGTTTTTCAGCTTCTGGCCTAAATGTAGACACAACTGATGGCACAACTGCGAACACCGTCTCGGCAGGGACAATTACGAGTGGCGTTTATTCGCCTGGAACGATTGCTGTCACACAAGATAACCCAGGAGCCGCCTTCTCGTATTCCCAAAGTTATACTCAGGCGGATGCAGTCCCTACTTCAGCTCCAGCGGTAGGCGCAGTGGGCAATTTTAGTGATGTAACTTCCACTGCCGCAGGTACAAAAGATACTTTGGCAGCAACTATTACCAGCCAGGGTATCATGACCATAACAGCCGGAGGTGCTGGGACTTCGGCAATTGGCAGCATGGAGAGTGCTTTAACTATTAAGTGATGAAGCGGCTTCTGCCACTGTTATTACTTATAAGTTCTCCTGCTTATAGTGTACCCGTAGTTCCAAATTTCACTCAAGGGACTATGCAATCCACCACGAGAACTACATCAGTAGTGACAGAAAGTATTGTCTCTCACGATTACAATACAGGCCATCAATATTCAATTAACGGATCTAACTTAACGATAAGTGGATCAACAATTTCACCTGACAGTAGCAATGTAACTGGAACTATCAATGGACAATCACAATCATGGACTGGTTTAGACCTTTCTACAAAACCAAACGTGACAATCACGAATACCTCTCAGCCCTTCCAATACGTAGAGACGTATCGAGGGCCAGGTCTATCCAACATGACAACAATAAACAGAACAACAAATATAGAAAGCGTTACAGAAACTACCTCAGTATTTGCGCAGTAGCTCTTCTATATGGAGGGAGTGCTGTAGCACAGACCAGCTCTACAGCAGCTCCCGTAGCTAACAGTAGTGGAAGTGTAACCAATATGGGAATCCAAAATCTACCAGGCAATAGTGTTACTAATCATTACGGAGGTAATATTATTTGCCAAGGCCCGATGCTGACTATCTCTCCATTTGTTACCGACTCACATACATATAGTACGCCTAGAGAATATTGGTATGACAACCCTAGTTACAATGATGATGGGACTTTAAGCCACCATGTTGCTACACGTACAGGGCAGAAAGATAACTTCGCTTTGAACTTGGGAGTGTCTGCTAATTTCTCAATTCCATTAGACAATTCACTTCAAAGAAGATGTAAACAAGCAGTAGATAAGCAGCTTGCTTTACAACAAGAATTAGTAAATTATAAGAGACTAGACTTCGAGATTACAAGGCTTAAGAACTGTGGTGAACTCATTCTTGCAGGAATACAATTCACAGCAGATAGTCCTTATAGAAAAATTTGTGAAGATGTAGAAGTAAAAGCAAAGATGGGGCAAGTATTACCTCATCGACACACACTTAAACCTTTAGAGGTGGTAAACCCTTCTTCTAAATAGATCGAGAAGGGATTATTTATAAGCTGATCGATCCCGAGGATTACGGACTCCGACTTTCACGGAGCGTTTACGGGGCCAGCTCCCTTCTCTGTAATTTATTCTACCTTATTTTTAATGCTGGTAAACCCTTCTTCTCTCGATAAGCGTTAGCTCTTTTTTCTGATGCAGTTAATGCTCTAACAGGCTTACCAAGTTTCTTTTTAATCTTATTAATTATCTGTTTAACTATTGGCTTTACTACCTTAAGAAGAATTGGGGTTGCCAAAGCGGCAGAAGTGGCAATGAGAGTAATACCAGTAGTGCTAACAACCTGAGGAGCAGTGGGTATAGCATCAATAATTTGTTGTGTCGTTGTTAGTTTCTTGTACTGAGTAACACAACGGTTACCTATTAATTGATATCCAGTTATTTCTTTCCTGCCATCCTCGATTTTAGTTCCAACTTCCGCTGCTCCAGGTGGCGGGCAATCCTCGATTTCCTTGGGGGGAGGTGTGTCCGCTGCTGGGATGGGTGGTTGTGGATATCTTTGTTCCTCGTTCTCTGGTGGATATACAAGTTCTTCTGGCGTGTAATCCATTGCGTTGTAGCTTGGATACTCCGCTTGGCATAAGACAACATTTCCTTTTGGGTCGTTAGTTAGTAATGCACTATTCTCCCTATTATTCTTTCTTGCTTCAACACATCCAGGCATATCTATAACAGGGAAACCTAATTCAACTGTTATTGGTGCTTGGATATTTAAAGATTGAGGTGGCTGTATCTGCCAAACTCTAATAACTGGAGTCTCAATCTTTGGAATCTTCTCCATCAATAATCATATTGATAAGCATAGTCTTACTGTAATGACTAGGAGTATGGGCTAGTTCTCTTAACTCTCTATTAGATTTAGTACTTAAATAAGAACGATAACTATCAACAGGATCAGGACTTCTATAAACGAATAGAGATCCTATTGCATTCAGCAATCCCATTAGAACTTAGGAATACTCATTCCTTTAGGTGCTGCTGTTGGTAGGGCTGGGCTTGATAGCTCAGGTAACTTAATTGACTTGGTTACTTGCTGAACAGCTTTCTCCATTAAGGCATCCTTGTTCCCTTGGAACCATAAGAAGCCATACACCCCGCCACCAGCAATAGCTAAGACACCAACGCCTGAAGCAACTGCAATAATGTCAATGATTTTTCTCATGGGTTCATCCGATTGCTGTAATACCTAAAGTGGGTAACACAAAACTATCATCAGAACCACCCGCACCCCAATGAGAAGTTTCATGCAGTAAAGCAGGGAAAGTAGAGCTATATCTAGCACATTGTATCTTGATAGTTTTATTACTAGTCCAACTTGCTACTCTTCCAACGGTTGTGTCAGCAGTTCCACCAATATTAAAGCCCCATTTGATTTGAACCTTACCTTCATAACTTGAACTTTCTCTAGAGACTGTTCTACCTTTAGTTACTTCATCACTATCAAGTAATAACTTATAACTAATAATTGGACCACTTCCACCATTATTCCGTTCTGCAAACATAAAATCATATATAACTTGTGTTGTGCCTGTAGGAGGTGTGTAAGTGAAACTTGACCCTGCTATATCAGTAAAAGTATCAGTTACTTCATAGTAAGCAGAAGGGCCAGATAATGTATGATTGCCATCTTGTAAAGCAATAACTGAACCATCACAAGGAGTATAGAACTGTTCTAATATTATTCGTTGACAACCATTAACCTTTCTTGCTTCTACATTTCCACTGTTATCTAAAACAATATTGTTACTGCTAGATGTAGGGTGGACTAGGTTTGTGGCTTTTAATGTACTCATTATGCTGCTCCTATTGCAGTGATACCTATACAGGGTTTAACAGGAAAATCCGTTACGTTTGAAGACTCCCAATAATTAAGTTGATGTAGATAACCATTATTACTACTACCGTAATCGTGCGCTTGAATTTTAATTTCTTTTCCAGAAGACCAACTAGCAACACGACCTGTTGCTGCGTTAGCAGTACCTCCTATATTAAAACCCCATTGATGGTTAACTGTATGGGCGTAATCCTGCACACCATTTTCATGCCTTCTAGCATCTGTTACTTCAGTTCCTGCAAGCATAAGTCTCATACTGGTGAAACCATTACTACCAACTCCTATATAAACAAAGTGAAAGTGATAAATAACTTGAGTCGTACCGGTTGGTGGTGTATAAGTAATAGCTGATCCAGTCACATCTGTCCAACTTTCTCCGACATCTAATGCTGCTGTCACGTTTGGAACAGTAATATTACCTTGGCTTGTAGCAATAGTTGATCCATCGCAAGGAGTGTAGAACTGTTCTAATATTTGAATTGAAGAAGGATAAGTACTTGTTTTTATTACACCATTTCCTGAATCATCAGGTAAACTAAGTGTTCTAGCAGCACCACCAGCAGTACTAGCAGGAGCATCTATTGATACGCTCCCTGATGTGGAGCCGTTTAATTTTAATGTCATTGCGCTACCTCTTGTACTGTAATCGTTGATGCAGCAGTACCATTCCAAGTAGCGTCAGTAGTATTTGCTGGTCTATTAACATATATTTGATAACTGCTACTAGTTTGAATAATTTGTAATTTATAAGTAGTAGCACTTGTAGTACTAGGGGAATCTAAGTACTGACCAGAAAAGTTTTGGATGTCATACTGATCAGTTGCAGTCATATATGTATGATGTGATCCTCTTGTATAAGTATTCAGTGAATCGCCAAGAAGAATATCAGTACTATCTCTCACAAGTTTTATAGTCTGATGACCAGCACTTGGTCCTAAATTTAGATTCCAATTAACTAAGATTTTACTAGAAGCAGATGTCGGAGTGATATTTACTTCCCAAACTGATCCACTCCCTGCTTCATCAGTACCTGATATATCTTGCCACGAAGTACTACTCCCAGAGTCCCAAGTATCAGTTTTAACTGATGATTTAACTTGTAGTATTGAACCTTTTGCATTTACCGCTAAGGTATCTCGATCAACACTTCCGTCTGGTAAACCGCCTACAGAGAGACCTGTGATAGTACCGTTTCCATTAATAGTTATTGGCATGGCTATACGATAGTAAGAGTTTCACCGTCACCAACGGTTAAGACTACTGCACTACTGTCTCCATTGCCTGTTGCTGCAATTTCGAGAGGGCCAGCGACCATAGCATTTTGGTTGTTGGTAATAGTATAGCTGTAAGTTAGTTCCTTATCATTCTCCCAGAAGATCTTATCTGGCCCGTTACCATTAGCACCTGCTGCTGCTTCAGCCCACTTGAGTCCACCACCCTGACTAGAATCAGCAGTTAATACATAATCATTTGTTGGTGCATTACTTATATCTAGCTTTGCTTCAACAATGGAATCATCTGCAATAGAAGTATCGACTGTATCCCAAGTGAATTGAGTACCAGCTTTCTTTAAGAACTGACCATCAGATCCAGCATTGGTAATGTCTAGATCGGCCTCTTTGATAGAGCCATCTTTAACTCCATCTCCACCTGTGATTTGTGTTAATGCCATTAGCTTGCTGCCTCCTCTGGTGTATTACCTGCATCTAACCAGGCTTTGTATTTCATATAATCAGTATTCTCTTCATCAAAAGGAATACACGCTCCATCGGCTTTGCGTATAATAGATTGAGTTGGGAAAGGCGCACCCTCCGTTTCTTTGATTTTTTTGTAGCTCATAATTCAGAAATGAAGTGCATACGGATAGTATTCCAAGACCAGTTATAACCATCTTTCTGTTTAAAGATTACACATTCTGTTGATGCTCTATCTATAACTGCTCCATCTGTTGCAACAGTTCCATTACTAATCTTGAAAGAACCAGTCCCAGTATCAACATTTATATCAGTAGTTTTGAGTAGAGTTGGAGTTGCTCTCATTGAAGGTCTTAACTGTACTGTGTCGCACCAATAGGAATAAGTAGTTGTAGAACCAGTGTATTTATAGAAATCTATTTTTTGATAATATCTTTGGCATTTAAGTAAATCATCTTGATAACTTAAATGTTCAAAGTCAGTTGCCTGATCTCCAATTTCTACCTGAACACCTGTTAGATAAAAATCATTAGAGGTATTATCTAAAACATTTACTTGTCCTGCGCCTTCATTAGCAAGAGCATAGTCAGCCCAACTTGTTGCTAATGCACCACTAGTTGAATTACTACCTTGCACTAAACGGAAACCAACATGGAAACCTCTGCCCGTTGTTGTATTGAAAACGCCTGTAGTATCCCCAGCAAAAGTAACTGTTTTCTTCTCCCAAGTATTTGCGGTTGATACTGTATAAGTTGCATTTATAAATCTTGAGGATGAATGATCTGTTGCGCCATTATCAGAGAGAGCAACTATGTGAGTTCCAGTTTTAGGCGACTTAACCCAAAATTGAACAGTAATTTGTTTAGCGGCTGAAGTTCCTTTTAATGTTACTCCTGAATCTCTGGCTTCTAACCATTGACCTACATGACCTCTACTACCTGCCCCTGCGGTATCAGCGGTTGTGACATCAAGCTTATAACTATATTTAAACTCTTTTGTTGATGGAACATCAGTAGATTGAGTAATTGTTGCTCTACCATCACCTTCATTATAAAAATACCAACGATCTACAGAACCATAACCAGCGTCTGATGTTGTTAATTCTGGTCTTTGAGCTATTTGCATAGCCCCATTATGCATTAAATTTCTATGACTTATATTGCCATCACCAGGAAATGGTATGCTATTTATTTGTGTGAGATTTGCTGTAGCTGTATTACTAGCAGCAGCTAATGTTATGGCATCACCTGTACCGTTAGCTGACCTGATTGCGTTGACCTTTAACTGACTCATGTTGCTACCTCCTCTATAATAAATCCTGTTTTACAGGCATCAGCTGAATATAAAGTAGTTGCCAGACCAGAAGTATACCAAGCAT